CAAGGGCGAATTGATGCTGGCACCGAAGAAGGACGAGTGATGTATATAGACCGTGAACTGTTCTCGCCGAACGCCTTTTGGGTATGGCGTTACACCCTCGACCCGAGTGTGCGTAACATCGTGCTCTATGGCGGCTCCTCATCGGGTAAATCCTACTCGGTGGCTCAGTTCCTGTCCATACTCACGTTCTACGAGGGTGCAAACCACATCGTCATGCGCAAGGTGGGCGCATCCATCGAAAAGACCATCTACACCGACTTCAAGGAAGCCATCAACGGCATTGACGGTTTCGCAAACCATTGCCGTTTCAAGCAGAACAGCATCCTGTTCGACAACGGGGCGAAGATTGATTTCTCAGGCCTCGACGACCCCGAGAAAATCAAGGGTATCTCCAGTTATAAGCGTGTGTTCCTGGACGAGTTGAGCGAGTATGATGAGGCAGACTTCAAGCAGATACGATTGCGTCTGCGTGGTATGCCGGGGCAGCAGATCATTGCAGCCTTCAACCCGATTTCGGAAGAACATTGGGTAAAGAAACACTGGTTTGACAGGGAAGAGTGGCACGAGGTGCCCCAGGAACTGACCATCGGCGGTGAGAAGCTGCCGCCCGAGTTGTGCAAGGTCAAGTCCGTGCGGATGAACAGCGCAAAGCAGGTGCTCAACCCGAGGACTGGAGAGTTCGAGGAGCACGCACCCGATACGGTGGTCATCCAATCCACCTACCTCAACAACTTTTGGGTGGTGGGTAGTCCTGATGGGCGCTATGGCTACTACGACTATCAGGCTATCGCCAACTTTGAGCATGACCGCATCCACGACCCAGACTATTACCAGGTCTATGCCTTGGGCGAGTGGGGACGCATCCGCACCGGTGCCGAGTTCTTCCCCTCGTTCAACCGCTCCACCGTCTGCGGCGAGTACAAATACAACCCCGAGTTGCCCATCCATGTCTGCATGGACTCCAACGTGCTGCCGTATGTGACCGCCACGATGTTCCAAAAAGTATATAAGCCCGACGATGTTCAGCAAGTTACGCAGTTCGCAGAGCTGCCGATTACGTCCCCGAACAACAGTGCGAGGAAAGCAGCCAGGGTGATTGCCGAGAAACTGCGCTCACTGGACTACACCGAGAAGGTGTATCTGCATGGTGACGCATCAGGCAAGGCCGCGAACACCATCGACGAGCACAACCGCTCATTCTTCGACTTGGTGATTGATGAACTGGAGAAGGAAGGCCATGAGGTTGTGGACTGCATCGGCAAGAAGAACCCGAGCGTGTCCACCTCTGGCGAGTTCATCAATGCCGTGTGGGACGGCCGAGTCCCCGGTGTAGTTATCAACATTGATAATTCCTGCGCCGTTTCGATAGACGATTACCAGGCAGTGCAGAAGGATGAGAACGGGGCAATCGCCAAGACGAAAGTCAAAGACCCTGTGTCGAAACTCTCCTACGAGGCGCACGGCCACATCAGCGACACGCTGCGTTATGCCGTCGTTGACCTGCTGCGTTCCCAGTTCACCGAGTTCTCCATGGGGCGCAAGCGTTCGCTTTACAACGAGAGCGAGTTCAAGTTCTTCAATGCCGCGAAGGAATACGCTTACGAGACCGCCATCGTGTATGCCTTGCCGAACATCGGCGGCAGGTTCGTCCTTGCGAGAGTCGCCAGAGTGGGGGACAGGTGGCATCTCACCGATGCGTGCAGCCGCAACGTCAAGGGCAACGACGAGATAACCGATGCCGTGAAACTGTTGCCGTCGGAGCGTTATGTGGTAGAGTGCCAGCGTGCCTACTTCCCGATGGTGCGTGAACTGCGTGCAGCCCTCGGCAATGTCGATGTCGCCACCATGGGCAACGACTTCCGTGCGAAGATCGCCGCGACGAGCGACTGGGTGCGTGCCCACATCCACATTGACCCAGAGTTGCTGAACGATGCGGAGTATGGCCAGTTCATCAGTGACGTGCTGGACTACCGCGACGACTCGCCCGCCGATGTGGCGGGTGCGAGTGCCGCCCTGGCTGGTGTCGCCCGCATCATCATGCGCAACGGTTAACCTATAGGTTAATCCACGTTAAGGCGAGAAAATACAGGCCTTTTGGCCGAATTATTGCAACTCTATAAGTGAAGTCAAACATTTAATTCCTACAAGTTATGAAACCTACAAGTTTATCACCCGAGTTCTACACGAACCTGTATAACAACGTCATCCGCGACTACGATTTCAACCCCGACTGTGAGGATCCCGAAGAGAGCCAGTGCTCCACCTACATTGAAGTCGAGGACTTCGAGGGCTACTACATCTGCTTCAAGGCCACTTTCGAGCTCAACCTGATTGATGACTCTTTCGACCACGCCTTCGGAACAGAATACGGGTGGCACATGGAAGTCGGTGAACTCACCGACATCGAGGAGATGACCATCAGCGACGAAGACGGCAACGACTTGAGCGACCTCTTCGACTACGACAAGTTTTGGGAGCAATTCAAGCAATACACCGTCAAGTTCTACAGCGGAAACGTGGTCAACACCGGCGACATTGTACTGGTCGAGGCTTACCGAGGCACATGGGACGAGCGCAAGTTCATCTACAAGGACACGCTGAGTGGCATCTACTATTGCGAGACCACCGAGAACTCGAAGTACCGCACCTTCGTCAAGAGCTTCAAGAGAATGGTCCCCAACACCGAGGCCAACCGCAAGAACCTTCGCATCGCATAACGAGAGTAATTTTTATTATAACTGCAAACATCGCTAACAATCAACACGTTAGCGGTGTTTTGTCGTTTTGACGGGAAAAACTGGTATTTCAAGAATTTGGGGTTTTGGAAAAGCGGTTTCTTATATGGTTACTTTTGCATTTGTTCAAATCGCAAGCACATGGGATTTCTTGAGACAATAGGACTTCGTAAGAAGAGCGCGACACCGGTGGCAGGCACCGATGCCGTGACCTCGACCGTAACGGAGAGCGAGATTATCCGCAGCAGTGCGGAGTGGCGCATCGGCATGATGGCCCGCAAGATTTCAGCGACGCCGTTTGTGGCGACCGCCAACTTCATCACGCTCTACAACACCGTCCCCGAGGTGCAGTGGCCGATCAACTACATCGCCAGCCGCGCCGCCGGTGCGAAGTACATGCTCAAGAGTTACAAGGATGACAGCGTGGTATGGGACAACGAGGCCGTGAACAAGCTGCTCGTGCAGCCCAACGCCTTCGAGACCTGGTACCGCACCATGTTCAAGCACTTCGCCTACAAGTTGCTCACGGGCAACTCGTACATCAAGGCAGCGATGAGCGATGCGTTCGCCGGTGCCTCGAAACTGATTGACTGGTGCGACCGCTACGTCACCCTTGAGGCTCCCCTGGTGCGAATTGAGTACAAGAAGTACATCAACGACATCTACGGTGTCGCCGACATCGATGATGTTGTCAAGGCGTACCATCACGATGTGGAGAACGTGTACCGTGCGAAGCCCATCGACCCGCGTTGTGTGTTCCATGACAAGGACGATGTGCTCGGCTGGTATGTCAGTGACCCGCTGAAAGCGAAGAGCCGGCTCTATGCAGCCCTCAAGGCCATCAGCAACCTGATTGCCGTGTACGAGGCAAGGAACGTCCTCTATGTCAAGCGTGGTGCCATCGGCTGGCTCGTTTCGGACCAGAAGGACGAGATGGGCAGCAAGGCGCTGACTCAGGACGAGAAGAAGCAGATTTTGGACCAGTCGAACGAGATGTACGGACTGGAGTCGGGCAAGTATCCGTATGGCATTTCGGATGTCAAGCTGGATTTCATCCGCACCAATCTCTCGATCCAGGAACTGCAGCCGTTCGAGGAGACGCTGGCCGACGCGATTATCATCGCAGGGCTTTACGGCATCCCGAGTGTGCTCATACCGCGAAAGGACCAGTCCACCTACGCCAACCAGGCGAGTGCTGAGAAGGCGGTGTATTCATCGGTCATCATCCCGATGGTGCAGCGTTTCTGCAACGAGTTCACCCGCTTCCTCGGTCTTGACCAGGACGGGCTGTACCTCGATGCCGACTTCAGCGACGTGGACTGCTTGCAGACGGGCAAGAAGGAGGAGCAGGAAGTTCACCGCTCCATCACCGACCGCTGCAAGATTGAATTTGAAGCTGGGCTTATCACGCTGAACGACTGGCGTGCCCAGCAGGACTATGAACGGGTGGAAGACCCATTGTACGACAAGTACATCACGGAGATGACGCCCGACGAGATAGAGAGAGTTAAGAAATTCATTACAAACCAAACACCCAAACAAGATGAAGGAGAATTTTCAGCGCCTGCTGTACAAGACGAAGGCGAATGATTTGGACGAGGCCAAGGGCATCGTGACGGTTGCCGTGAACGGCATCGGGATTGTTGACTCCCAGAATGACATCTCAATGCCGGGCTCGTTCAACAAGACGTTGAGCGAGAACATCGCTCGCATGAAGTGGTTCTTGAACCACGATGTGACGCAGTTGCTTGGTGTGCCCCTTGAGGGTTCGGAGAAGGACGGCAACCTGGTCATGGTCGGCCAACTGAACCTTGCCAAGCAGATCGGCCGCGACACGTTGGAGGATTACAAGCTGTTCGCCTCGGCGGGCAGGACCTTGGAGCACTCCATCGGCGTGCAGGCCATCAAGCGTGACAAGGAGGACAAGCGCAAGGTCCTTGAGTGGAAGATGTG